TATGCGTTTTTATTTGATGCTAAATCTGGGGCTCGTAAAGCTGATAAACATTTATGGGATAAACATTTAGATACAAAAAAATCAATTGAATCTGATATAATTATTGATAATAAAACAATATATAATATTAAAGGTTATATTGTTAAAACATTGAAATATGCATTAAAAAATTGCAATAAAAAATATCATACTACAAAATTTGAAAAGAATGCTGAAAAACTTTTGAATAGTAATCAATTATTTTTAAAAGATTTTGAATTTTGTTGGAACAGCATTAAACATCGAGATCCTAATAAATTAGATTATCATTTGTTAGGTGGATCTGCAATGATTCAATTACAAAAATATATGGATGACGGTATCACATTAGAAGAAGCATTAAATTTGCAATATGAGGAAACAAGCAATGAATAAAAATTATTTTAGTCAATTTATGCCTATCAATTTTGATTTAATTAAATCAGATAAAAATGATGATGGGCGTATATATATTAAAGGAATTATATCAACTGAAACTATTGATGCACAAGGTGAAATTTTAAAACAAGATGGTTTAGATTTTTCATACTTTTTAAAAAGGGGCTATATCAATAGCGAACACAAACAAGGTGCTGAAAATATGTTAGGGGCTCCTACTAAAGTTTCACAATGCATGTATAAAGGAAAGCCTGCTCATTATATGGAAGGTTATTTATTTAGTGACATGCCCAAAGTACAAGATATAATTTCAGTGTGTAATGCTATGAAAAAAGCTAAATCAGATCGAGGTTTAGGTTTTAGTGTCGAAGGTAAAGTTGAAGAACGTGATAAAAAAAATCCTACAATTATTACTAAGGCTAAAATTTTAAACGTCTCTTTAGTTGCCGCGCCAGCTAATCCTGATAGTATGTTAGAATTATTAAAATCCATGGAGGCACAAATGGAAAAAGATATGTCGATTAATTCAGTCATGCAAAGTATGTATGCTGATAGTTATGTAAAAGAACAAAGCATGCCTATCACAGCTGAAGATGTCAAACAAATTGCAATGGAAGCTTTATCTAAAGATGAAGCTGACTGTGATGGTGAAATGACATTAGCTAATTTAATGATCATTAAAGAATACACTGATACATTGTGTATGATGATTGAACCTAATTCAGAATTACCTGAATGGGTGCAACAGCATATTGCGTTAGCCAGTGATTATATACATTCAGCTGCACACTATTTAAAAAATCAACAGCAAATGAAGGTAGTTCAAAACATGTCAGGTCAAATGAAAGAGTTACAAGATAAAATTCAAATGGCTTTGGAAACAATGAATATGAAAAATCCTATGTCAACTAGTTTGATGGATACAGCGCAACAGGTTGAAAAAGGCTATGAAGATATTCAAAAACCTTCTTTAGATTCGAATATTTCAAATGCAGATTTTGAGATACAACCTACCATGCCAAGCAGTTCAGATAGTGCACAAGATTTTAAATTTAGTGATGAAGAAGCTTTAAAAATTTTAACCACAATTATGCGAAATTATCCTGGTTTATCTAAAGATGAATACATGAAAATGTTTTATAGAGTGGTAGCAGCAGTGGCAGAAAAAATCACTGAAGGTAAAGTTTTACCTACAGAAATGAAATAAATTAAAAAAATATGCAATAAAAAAGGTATATTTTTTTTTAAAATCCAATAAATTAAAAAAATACATAATTTTTTTGAAAAAAATTTTATAAAAATGTAATCGTCATTATATATATTAAACATAACGTAGGAGTTACAAATGACAATTGATAATCAAAAGCTAGAAGAAATGATTGGTGAAGTTAAAAGCCAATTGGATCTTGAAAAGAAAACTGCAGAAATTGTTGCAGAAAAGGCTGATGCATTAGTTAAATCTAATTTTGAACAAATTGAAACTTTACATAAGTCAATTTCTTCATTAACAGAAAAGGTCGATCAACTCTCCGCTAAATTAGATGCTTTGAATGTTCCTAATTTGGCTGATATTGAAAAATCTATTACTGCAAAATTAGAAGATAATAATAAACAAATTGATGCTAAGGTAGAAGAAATTCAAAAGACAGTTGAAAAAGTTACTGATGAACCTATCCGTAAATCAGCTGTTGCAATCGAAGAACCTGTCAAGGTTGTTGAAGTTGAAAAGACTGAAACTATTGGCGATCTTTTTTCACAATTACATGAAGAAATGAAAAAATCAACTTCAAGTAACCGTCAAATCGAACTCAGAAAAGCTGTTATTCAACTTGAATCTGGCGTTCATCCATCAATCATCAAACAAATCATCAATAAGAAATAATTTTAGGAGACATATAATATGTTCGACATTAATCAAACAGTGCAAGTAAATGAACTTGCAAATCTCAATGAAGTATTGCGTAGAAATGCACAAACTTATCAAGCACAAATTGCTAAAGCTTCTGCTCCTTCCAATATCTCCGGTGTATTCAGTCCAGGCGCTGCAGGTTCTGTAGGTTATCAAGATGCTGCTGTTACTGCAGGTGCAGGTTCTCTTGCTCCTCTCGTTCCACAAAGTATTGAACAAACACTAGCTTCAGCTACCTTTACTTTGAATGATCTTAAACTCTGGCAAATGATTCCAAAAGTACAAGTTTCTAATACTTTACATGAATATGCTGTTATCAATGAACACGGTCTTGATTTAGATCCATTCATCCAAGAAGGTGGTGGTTCTTCTTCTGATTTTGGTACCTCTAATTCTTCTTATGAAAGAAAGAGTGTCAAGATCAAATATATGGCTGAACGTCGTCAAGTTTCTGATGTTGCTTCTTTGGTTGGTATCATTGGTTCTAATCCAAATGCAGTAGCTGAAGAAACTGAACGTGGTACTTTGTCTCTTCTCCGTAAAGTTGAATCTCAACTTTTCCATGGTAATGAAGATACCAATGCTCTCGGTTTTGACGGTCTTTTAAAACAAGTTTCTCGTACAGGTTCTTTACAAGAAAATGGTCAAAGAGCTCTTAGCGCTAATCAATTAGATCTTGCAACAACTGTTGGTGGCGCAGGTCAAGCTGGCCAATTAAATCCTGAAACATTACAATCTGTTCTTGGCGAACTTACTTCTTCACCAAGATTTGGTAAACCTGATTTTATTATGTGTGAACCTAGAATTTATTCTAGCTTAATTAGAGACAGTATTGACAACGGTCGTCATGATTCTATGTTGCTTGTTAACTATGGTGATAGAGGCGTTCAAACTTATGGCGCTGGTCCAAACATTCACATCATGGGGCCTATGGGACCTGTACCTGTAATCAGTTCTACATTCCTTAATAATCAATTTGCTGCTCCTTCAGCTAGTTCAGGTGCTGCTGGTATTGTATCTTTAGTACGTGCTGATATAATTTTAGCTGAACAAAATAAACCTGCTAATTTTACAGGTGTTTCTGCATTTGAGGGTTCTTCTGTTATTTATAAGGTTGTTGCTGTGAATAATAAAGGTTATTCAGCACCAATTACTTTGACTGGTCTTGGCGATGCTGATGCTGGTGGTGCTATTAATCCAAGTAATGCACAAATTGTTGAATTTACACTTACTGCTGGATTTGTAACTGCTGCTTTGCAAACTGATCCTAATGCATATTTAAGAATTTATCGTTCAACCCAAGGTGGTGCTGCTTCTTCTTGTGTATTGGTTCAAGAAATCAGTATTGCAAAATTTGCTAATGATGCTAATCCTTATGGTGCTGGTGTTAGAAAGTTCCAAGATTGGGGTGATAATATTGTAGGTGGTGGTAATGTTTTGATCGGTCAAATGACACAAGACAATATTGAATTTGCACGTTTGTTGGATTTCTTGAGAAAACCATTAGCTTCAGTATCTGCAGCACAACAATTTCTGTTGATGTTGTTCGGTTCACCAATTGTTAAGACTCCTAAGAAGAATTTTGTATTGAGAAATGTTTTAGCTGATAGATTGAGCTAAAGTTAAAAACTGATGAAAATCAGTAAAAAGATATACAATATAAAATATATACAATATGTAGGGACAGTTAATCTGTGGTAGAATATTCTGTCCGCAGCAAACTGTCCCTTGTCATTTATGATTGCAGAAACACTCTGGATGAATTCAAAATAAAAAGATAATAGAATATTTAAAAACACTCATTCCGTTAAATCTGGATAAAACTGGATATCACAGAATGAATTTAGACATCAAATAAGGAGAGAGTATGGCGGCCGATTTTGGGATAAGAGACATTTTAACAATAGATTATTTAAAAAAGACTACTGCATTAGGGGTAGATTTAACATTAGATAATGGTGATCCTTTTCCTGATGAAATGTATCAAATGGCAATTGATGGGGCAATCAATATGATTGAAACCGAATTAGGGATTGTGATTGATCATCAGGATATTAAATCTGAACGACATGATGCAGCCTCAGATAATCGTCGTGCTTGGTGGCCTATGACATTAGACCAAATGCCTTTAAAGAAAGTTAATTCCATTGCTATCAGTTATGGTAATTATCCTCCCGCAACCATTCCTTTATCATGGGTTAATATTACATCTGAAGTGGTATCTTCAATTGCTTTAATTCCAACTGCTGAATCGATGGGAGCTTTTACTTTTAATAATTCAATTCCATTGTTAATTGATCCAATCAGCAATTACACTTATTATCGCAGAGTACCAGGTTATTTTAATTTATCATATGAAGCCGGTTTTAATTTTAGAAGAGGCACAGTGAATATTCCTGCAGGTGAAACTGAATTCAGGATTGATTTAGATGAAGCTTTAATTGATACACCTAATTTTAAATTAACAATTACTGATGATGGTCGTAATGTGTCACCAGCCAAAGCTACCACTGCTCGAGCAATTAATACCGGTATTTCAAATGACGGATTCACTATTAAATTAAGTCAACCTGGTGTTGATGGTCCAGTGATTATTGATTGGGAAGTGCATACAGTTCCTTTTGCCTTGATCAAAGCCATTGGTTATATTGCAGGTATGTTGCCTTTAGATATCGCTGGGGATTTGATTGCTGGGGCAGGTATTGCACAATTTAGTATCGGGGTGGACGGTTTAGAACAACAAATAGCAACCACAGCTTCTGCTACCAATGCAGGTTATGGTGCTCGTATTTTGGATTATAAAAGACAATTTAATGATATGATGGATGCATTACGTCAAAAATATGCTCGTAATGGATTGGCGGTATTATAATGCAATTTCCAATAGCTGAGACTGAAAAACAAAAAAATAAAACACGTGTTGATTTTCGTATTGATGAATTTTATAAATTAATCGTTCAAAAAGGTTTACACGTTACCTGGTCACAATCAGCCCATTGTCCTTGTCATCAAGATACTAGACAATACGGATTAGATCTGAGAGATGTGGTTGATATTGATGCTAAAAGTGGTGAACATCGGCATAATTGTCCTGTGTGTCATGGCAGTGGTGTAATATTACATTCTCCACAATCTGTCAGGGCCATTATTACCTCTTCACAAGGTGATGTTAAAATTGGTGGTTTTGGTGAAGTTAGAGATGAAATGATTAATTTAACTCTTTTACCTGAACACCTACCTTCATATGGTGATCATTTTGAAATTGAAAATTCAGTATTGATTTGGCGTGAATTAAAACAAAAAACTGCAGCAAATCTGGAAGCTTTAACACACACAATTGTTGAAAGGACTTTAGGTTTAGAAACTGGTGATACAACAGTCGGTGTTTTATATTTGCATATAGCAGATATTAATGGTAATGCTGCATTAAATGGTGAAAGAATTCAAGGAATTGATTTTGGTATTACTGATGGTAAAATTGATTGGACTAAAGGCACAGCGCCGAATCCACCAGCTACAAATACAAAATATTCAGTTGCTTATTATACCAAACCTAAATATGTTGTCGTTGAACACCCACATACAATCCGTGATACACTATTAAAAAATAGAACAACATTATCAGTTGAAACACCACAAGAACTATTAGTGCAAGCTAAAGCTAAACTAATATTAACATAAGGAAAAAACATGTTAGATTTACATATTTTGCACTGCATTAAAAATGGTTTAAAATACTACAAAGATAATGAAAATGATTTTAAAGGTTTATTCAATGACATTGGATCTACACTTCAAACAAATTATTATAATCGTTTAGTTGCAATTTTTGATACAATTCAAATTGATGCTGCCTTTACTCGGGAAACCAAACAATTTCCTTTAATTTCAATTTCTTTAAATGAAGCTGAATTAGATACTACCTCATTTTTAGGCAACATTGGCGCTCCTGGTTATCAAACTTTGACTGAATTAAATAACCAAGAATGTAAAATTGAAATATATGCAAATGAAATGATTGATATTCGTTTATTGCATCGTATTATTCGTGGTATTCTATTACTATTTAAAAAATCATTTTTGGACATTGGTTATTCAGATGTGAGATATATTCAATCCAAAGATTTGAAACCAATTGAAATACCTACTGGGGCCGGTGGGATAGTATATAATCGTGAATTATCATATACAGCACAATCCCAACTCATTGTAAAAAAATCAACAAATCCTTTTGATGATCTACCTTGGACTATAAATCCTACTATATTATGATAAATTTTAAACAAATAAATTTTCATAAAACACAATAAAAAGCATAATTAAAAATAATTAAAAATAAAACGAATGGAGTTAAGTAATATGCCAAGTTCAATTACAATCAACAGCGCAATCACACGTATTCCTGGTGTTTATAGTTCTTCTATAATTGACGCATCAGGTACCGTAGGATTAGGCGACAAAAATCTCTGT